GTCAGTTAATAAGAAAGGTGTTATCTTCATCAATGATGATGAAATGAACAAAGAAACAACATTAGAGAGTTTGTTTACTTCTCCAATTATTCCAATCGTGAATAAGAATTTTTATCCAATTTTACTTGAGACTTCAAATAACTTAAATAAATTCGTTGAAATGGATGTTGTTAAAAGAGTTTCTAACTTAATTAACCCTTATTTAGAAGTTTTTGCTTTCAATTATAAGAATGCAACTTTCCTATACAGATGTGATGAAAGATATGGTAACTCATTCTACAAGTATGAGTCATCATTAGAATTAGTAAATGAAGTAAAGAATGAATTGAATTATGATTTGACTTATTTTTATGAAAATAAATTAGGTAAAGAATTAATTAGCAAAAGAAGATTAGAAGATAAAGAAAGAGAAATTGTATTGAAATTAGAAGATGTTCAGTTTAACATTGATAAAGTAAAAGGTTCAATTAAAATGATCGGTGAATCACAAGCTCTTAATATTGCATTAACAAACTTGGAAAAAAGAAAAAATCACTTAGATTCTGAATTACAAAGTGTTAAAGAATTACAATATAAAGAAAGAGTTAAAGCATAAACTAAAATGAAATAACACAAATCCTCAAAGAAATTTGGGGATTTTTTTTTATTGAAACTTTTATTAAAAAAGTTCTATAAAATAAAAGCATTTCAGACATACTGAATTAAAAAAAATAATGCTTATCTATGTACTTACATAACAAAGACCTCTATATAGAAATAATAGTTTCAAAGGCTCAAGGCAAACTAACTCCAAAATCTAAGCAAATGTTGGAAATTCTTGCCAAGAGAACTATCAAAAAAATGAGATATTATTCAAATGATGACAGAATGGATTGTTACCAGTCTGGCTTATTGGATATGTTTTCTAATTGGTATAATTTCAACGAAGAAAAATCCGATAATGCTTTTGCTTATTTTACCGAGATATTTAAACGCGGACTAGCAAAAGGCTTCAATGAACTATATAAGAAAAAAGGTGATAACGATCATCAAATAAGATTGATTTCTATCGAAGGTTCTAATGATGGAATGGGTCTTCATTCTATTTAATAATAAAAAAACTAATAAAAAAAACACTCATATGAGTGTTTTTTTTTATGTATTTAATTTTAGTTATGCTTCAACTGAGACCTCACTATAAACTGTCTCTAACATTCTATTAGCTACTAAATAGGGATCACAGTTTGATGCTGGTCTTCTGTCTTCAAAGTATCCTTTGCCGTCTACTATAGCTTGGGCGGGAATTCTAATTGATGTATCTCTTGTTGAATATCCAAAACTGAAATCATGAATACTTGAAGTTTCATGTTTTCCAGTAAGTCTTTCTTCATTACTCAAACCATAAACCTCAATGTGTTCATTATGGTTGGCTTCTAATTTGATCATGGTCTCTTCTATGATTTTAAGACCGCCTTCTTCTCTCATTTCTTTTGTTGAGAAGTTGACATGGCAGCCAGAACCATTCCAGTCTCCCTTGAGTGGTTTAGGATGAAGAGAAACTTTTACATTATACTTTTCAGCTACTCTTTGTAGAAGATATCTTGAAATCCAAAGTTGATCAGAACCAGTCAATGGTGTAACCGGACCTATTTGATATTCCCATTGGCCAAGTAATACTTCAGCATTGATACCAGAAATATCTAATCCAATTTCAATACACATATTCATATGTTCTTCTACTATTTCTCTACCAACTACTGTGTCTGATCCTATTCCACAGTAATAATCACCCTGTGGTCTTGGTATTGTTAGTGTGTCAGTTGTGAAACCTAAAGGAATACCTTCACCTTCTGCAAACGGTGTAGTTGGCTTATGTGTAAGTGTATACTCTTGTTCCCAACCAAACCAAGGTTGATTTTTATGTTTACTTTCATTGATATTAAGTTCAGAAACCTTTTCTGCTAATTTTTGACGAGTGTTTGTTATATGTGGTGTCATATCAGGGTTTAGAACTTCACATAAAACTAATTTATTGTCTCCTTTTCTAAGTGGATCTTTTGTAATAAAAACTGGATTTAGAATACAATCTGTATTTTTTCCTCTACCAGCTTCAGCTTGTAAAGTAGAACTACCATCAAAAGACCAAAGAGGGAAATCTGAAGGCTTTGTTGAATCAGTTTGTGGAACGATTTTTGTTTTACTTCTCAATTGTTGAGGAGTAGAACCATCTAACCAGATGTACTCAAGTTTAATAGTTTTCATATAGGGTTTTTTTTTTATTCTATTATTTTTACTAAACTTTTTCAAAATGTTTAATACAAATTTTCACTAATTTTATTTTATGGAAAAAATTCTTTTACAATATTGGCAAGTTAAGGATAAGGACTTTCAATTTTCAGATGGTTGTTCATTGCATCTATCATTTGTTGATCATATGAAATTTGTTAAATCTTCTTATCAAAGTCAAGTTGAGTCGACTCATGAGCTTTTAGAGATTACTCTATCAGAGCCTATAATGATAGAAGTTACCGACTCATTGTATAATAAAATTAAGAAAAATAAAGGTTCTGTTAGATTGAACGAAGTATCTTTGAATAACTTGATAAACCTGAGAGATGTTAAATTTATAACTGAAAATGAACTTGTTAACTAATATATTCTACTCTTTATCTGTTCTATTTATTGTAGTTGAAATATATCAACTTATTAATAGGGAACAGTTGTTTTCAAAATTGAAATTTGATGACATTGAAAAAATTAATCCACTTTCAAATATTATATTTTACACAAGTAAAATATTTTATTTATTTTGGATTTTTTTAGGTTTATTTTCGAGTCTAAAATTATATTTTCTAATCTTAGTAATTACTGGTCTGTTTAAGTACTTTGTTTTACTAACTAAGAAGAATATTCTAATAAATCTATATGATTTATTTAATTGTCTATTTAGTGTAACTGTACTGTCTATTATCTTGATCCTAAGATTTTTTCAGTAATAATTATAAATTCGAATCCTTTTCTTTGACAATAATCAATCATGTAAGTCCATTTACTTAGATTTTTATTGTACATTTTCAAAGCATATTCAAAGTTTTTAAGTTGTTTAGCTGTTGGTTTACTAGCAAGAACTGGTTCAATTGTCTCAGAATATGGTTTTACTTCAGCAACTACCTTTGAAATTGTACCATCATCTTTTTTTAATTCATAATAGAAATCAGGATAATAAGTGTGCTCGGACGTTTTATAGTCTTGTTTTTCTGAAATCCATTCTGTTTTAGTATAAGGTATCTTTAGATGTTCAGCTCCCCAATTAATTATTTTATCATTATTATCTAAGTAAATCATCATTTTTTGCTCTAGTCCTGAACGATAAAAAAGACCACCTTGTGAATTTAATTTAATTACTTTATCCTTTTTATTTGGTATGAAAAGACCTTGATGATATTTAGTAGGTTGTTTCGGAGCACTGTTTAACATAATCTTTAGTTATTTGTTATTTTTAATATATATCAATAAATATTTATTCTATGAGTGAATTATTAGAAAGAGTGCGATTGAATAATTTAGTTTATGGTGATGGTGTCGCTGATAATTTTAAGAATAACTCTATATTTTTCTACAATAAATATTCTAAGTCAGATAATCAGGTTTCTAGTATCGGAGTTGGTGAGATACAGATCGGTAGATTTTATCACTTACACTATCAAGATGACTCAAATTGGATGAAATATTCTCCAGTATTCACAGTAGATGTGAAAAAATTTGAAAGTTTGATTATTCTCATGGCGGTGAATTTTAATTTTATACCAGTCGAAGTGAGAATAAGTATTTTTGATAAATTTATGAATAGTGATACATTTGAAAATGATAGACTTTTATCTGTTGATTTTACAGGAGTGTATAATGAGTTGAAAAGATATGGTTTTGAATACGCAATAGTTGAATATAATATAAAACAAGTAAAACTAGTTCATAAAATAAACATGATTGTCGTGCCTAGATTTCTTTATTCCTCTCATCCAATAAACAAATACGATCCAAGAAAACTTTATGAAATATGGTCTGCAAAAATTTCGAAAAGAAACGAAAGAGATGCTGAGATGAGTAAATTGTTAATTGACGACTTTATTAAATCGTCAGATGAAATTGCAGAAAATTATAAAATGATGAAAGACCATATTAATAGAGTTAAGAGAAGCATTGAAAAATATGGTAGATAAACTTAATATATAGAGAGACACTATAAAATAATATATATTAGAAATTTTTAAAATTTAATGGCTTCTTACAATCCACTCAATTCTCAAAATCAGAATAACACATATATTTCATCAGCGGTTGAAAATAAGGGTTTATTCAATAGACTTCTTAGAAATCTTTCTAATTTTGGAATGAGATATGATGATATGATTATCAGAAATACCGTAGGTGTTGGTATTAATGAAGATCCATACTCACAAAAAAATAATTCGATGTATGACTTCTTTAGTCAGAAGGCCGTTTCATCAGTATTAAACAGAAAGTCAGTTCCTTATTTGGATAGATCATATGCGGATAAAAGAAGAATTCTAAGAGAGTATTCAATTAAAGATGAACTAAGAGATTTCGTTTCTGCAGTTGCTGATGAGTCGATTATCTATAATGATGACAAAGACTTCTGTGCACCTAAGCCTCTTTCAAATGATTATTCACAAGATATAAAGGATAAGTATCAAGAATATTTTGAAGTAATCTATCACAGATTTGGTTTTGGTGATAGTATAACAGCTTGGAATATGATGAAAGACTTTTTGATTGATGGTTATGTTGCAATTGAAATAGTTTGGGATGACAAAAAGAAGAATATCATACATTTTAATAGATTAAGACCAGAAACATTAGTACCAGCTTATGAACCTTCAGTTGGTAATCTTTGGATTCAATATCCAGAAGATCCGCAATTAAGAAGAATATTTCTTGATTCACAGATTGTATTTGTTTCTTACTCAACACAGAATGATTATTCCGAGACTTCTTATTTAGAGGGTCTAATTAAGCCGTATAATCAATTAAAGATATTAGAGCAAACTAGAATTATGTTTAACATAATTAATGCTACTATTTATCAAAAATTTACAATCCCAATTAAGGGATTACCAAGACAAAGAGCTGAAGAACAAATTGGGCAATTAATAGCTGACTATTCAGAGGAAATTGAATGGGATGACACATTAGGAACAGTTTCTATCAATGGTAGAAAACATTTACCCTATAATAAACAAGTTTGGTTCCCAGAAGGTGATGCTGGTACTCCAGCAATGGAATTGGTATCACCAGAGGGTCATAACTTAAATGAGAATGATATGTTAACTTGGTTTTACAACATTCTTAAAAGAGCTTCTAAGATTCCTTTCCAGAGATTTGAGAAAGAGAATGGTGGTGGTAACATATTTAGTGATGCATCTGAGATGACTAGAGATGAAATAAAGTTTAATAACTTTATCAATCGACTAAGAGCAAATTACAAAGAGTTGATTGTAAAACCTCTAAAGCTTCAAATGTGTATGGAATTCCCAGAGTTGAAAGATGATGAGGTTTTCCTAAATCAATGTGACATTAATTTCAATTCAAATCAATTGTTCGAAGAGTGGAAGAAGTTGGCAAACTTTGAAAAAAGAGCTGGTATATTATCAACTTTATTAGGAATACAAACTGCTGATGGTCAACCATACTTTCACATCGATTATCTAATCGATAAAGTTATGAAATTATCTGAAGAAGAAAAGCAAGAAAACAAAGCATACTGGATCAAATCGACTAAAGGTGGTGGTGAAGCTGGTGAGGTCGAAGGTGGAATGGAGGGAGCTGAGGCTGGAATGGAAGGTGGTGAAGCACCAACTGAAACACCTGAGGCAGCAACTGAGACACCTCCAGCTGAAGAGGGAGGAGGTGAAGCTCCACCGTCAGAATTCGAATTCTAATAAAAAAAGTCTCATTCTTGAGACTTTTTTCTATTTAATATATCTTTAGATTTTGAGGGATTATCTACTCCAAACTTTTCAATCATGGTTTTTTGAATTTTCTTCTTTATTTCTTTATTTTGAATTGGATATTCAACGCCATAATTCTTTTTGAGTGTTTCTTTTCTTTTCTTTTCAGAGCATTTCCTACAGTAGTACTCACCCCATCTATTGCCGTATTTGACATAGTTTTTGAAAATAACTTCTTTGACTATACCACAGCTATCACATTTACAATCAATTTTGTAATGACTACCAGTTGATAGAAGTTCTATTGGTATTATTAATGTTTCTCCTATAGCAACATCATAACCAAGTTCTTCATAGTATGAAAAATTTGACTCATTGATTTTAATTATGATTTCTCGTGTTAGGATCAATTTATTTAAGGGTAGTTTGGTGTTTATATAGTCAGAATAAAACAAAGTTTATTCTAAAAAAAGATACTTTTGTGAAGTATTGTTAATAAAGAGAATTGTGTGGTCCATAAAAAATCCGTCATTGAAAAATCGAGATTTTTTAAGTTATATATACTAAAAATAAATTGCGATAAATGAAACCTATACTAATCGTTGAAAACAATTCAAACCCATTGGTTGAGAATGTTCAAGTGTCTGGTGGTAGTAAGGATTATGTTTTAGGTGGTATTTTCACTGAGTTTGGTATTAAAAACCGTAACGAAAGAATCTATACTGCTGACAAATTCATTCCTTGTTTACAAGAGTTAAATGAGCGTATCAACAACATGGGAGTTGTATATGGCGAATTTGATCACCCAGATGTTTTTGACACATCATTAGCAAGAGCATCACACACTATAAGAAAAGCTCATTATGTTAAAGAACATAACAGAGTTGAGGGTGAGATCAAATTGTTAAGTACATACTGGGGTAAGGAAGCTAAGGCTTTAGTTGATGATGGTTGTCCTGTATTCGTTTCTTCAAGAGCTGCTGGTATCACTGAATCTGATGGCACTGTTACTTTGAAGAAGTTGTTTACTTACGACATCGTTGCTGATCCTGGATTTGCTTCTGCTAGAATGAAATCAATTAATGAATCTTTTGGATTCACAGAACAAAATAACTTTAGGATATACGAAATGTCCGATGAGTCAAAAATAAACGAACTATTCAATATGAACAAGAATGAATTCGTTACCAAGCAGCAATTAGCTGACTATTCTAAGTATTTAGTAAATGAAATTGCTTCTACTAAGAAAGCTGCACAAACTGCTATTAAATCAGGTAACATCAATCCAAAGAAATTGGAGCAACTTCTTGAGTACTACGAAGAACTTAATAAGACAAATGCTCAAATGGTTAAGTATTTAGATTACTTGGCTGAGAAAGTACAAGTTGTTGTTAATGAAAACATTTCATTAAAGTCTACAACTGACAAATTAATTTCTCATAATGATTATTTAGCTGAGAATTTAGAAAAAGCTATTAATTATTCTGATTATATCGCTGAGAATTTGGATAAGAACATTTCTTATTCTGAATATTTGGCTGAAAATCTCGATAAGAACATTTCTTACTCTGAGTATTTAGCTGAGAATTTGGATAAGAATATCGCTTATTCTGAATATCTTGCTGAGAACTTAGATAAGAATATCGCTTATGCTGAGTATATTGCTGAAAATTTGGATAAGAACATTTCTTATTCTGAATATTTGGCTGAACATTTAGATAACTCTATTGCTTATTCTGAGTATTTAGCTGAACATGTTGAGGGTAACATTGCTTATTCTGAATATATCGCTGAACATTTAGATGACAATATCGCTTATTCTGAGTATTTAGCTGAACATGTTGAGGG